TAATCCAGACAACATAACCCTTCGGGATGATTGCGCCAACACCGGTGAATGTAAGCGTTGCGTTGATGCCGTCGCCTGCGTCAGCATAAGTGATAGCCGTTGCCTTCTTCATTTCGGTGTCGAGGTTGGAATCGACAGAAATCATCGGCATGAACTGATTTGCGCGGTATTCCACGTCAGAGAGTTTACCCGTAAGGCCTGCCTTGGAGAACACGTCGTCTGCTTCAGCCGGGGAGAAAGACTGACCATTGCTGGAAAGTACGGAGTTAATCATCGGGTTGATGAAGCCGTAAATCGGAGCATCGGAAACAGTCTTGAGGAAGTTCTGAGCCTTGAAGAGCGGCTGGAAACCAACACCAACAAATGCAGTGTTCTGCAAACCAAGGTCAGCATTCACAGCCTTGCGGACAACACCGTGAATAAGCTTCGGTCCCTGAGTTTTAGCCACGTCGTCGTCCCAGTTTGCCTCAGTCACAGGTTCGATAAGGGAAGTCTTGATGACAACGTTGCCAAGCTGAAGAGACTTGGTAACCTTGCGTTCAACGAGTTCGGATGCACCCGGGCCGCCCGTGAGGTCAAGGCCTTCCTGGAACTTACCGGCATCGCGAACAACGAAGTCATAAGACTGGCCGTTACGCTTGCCAACAAGCTGGTCCTTGAAATACTTGCGGGAACCGATACGGAGGTAGTTAGCTGCTTCCGCGGCACGGAAAGCGATGAGTTCAACCTTGCGGTTGGTTTCAAAAGAATTTGCCATATAGATTTATCCTTCTACTTAGAGTAGTTACTTTGTACCTAACGATGGGTCTTTGCGTAGTTTGTCCAATACGCCCTGTCGTGAACCGGCTCGCTAGGCTTCGAGTTCGCCGATACCTGCTTGCCAATCACCGGCAACGGCTTCGTAGAACCCTGAGGTTGTTTCTGAGCAACAGAACTTTCAGGAGTCTTCTTCTGCTCGGAAAGAAGTTCCATCGTCAGCTGGTGCAAGTTCGTACGGATGATTTCAGGGTCTTTGCTTCCGCTGAATACCTTGCGCAATGCGCCCGTCTTCAAGTCCATCAGCTGTTTGAGAACTACCGGGTACTTGTCTACGTTTGACAGATAACCTAACACGGCCTTGGCAATTTCGCCCTTCCCGTTCGGATGCATATAGTCAGCGTCAGCTTTCTGCAAGGCGTCATAGAACTGAGGGCCGTTTGTACGCAACATTTCACGGTATTCCTCGCGCTCGTCTTCGTCTTCAAACGAAAGCTCTTCGCGTCTTGCGGTTTCGAGTTCAGCGGCTTCCCGCTGTTCGCGCTCCATCATTTCCTTGCGGAACTTGACTTCGTTCTGCATAGAAGCTTCCTTGGCCTTCCAGTCAGCGTAAGCTTCCATATTGTTCTCGAAGTCTTCAAGCTTCAGGCCCTTGTACTTATCGAGTTCCTTGCTCATGGAGTCGATAATTTCCTGTTGCTTCCTGATGGTTTCACCGCGTTCGCGCAGTTTTTCGTTCTGCTTTGCAAACTTGTGTGCAATACGCTCTTCGTGGGTGTACTTGTGCTTCGGCGGGGTCTTGTCCTTTTCAGACTTTTCCGTCTTGGCGGTGTTCTCTTCAGACTTGACTTCTTCCTTAGTTTGTTCGGGAGTCTTCGTTTCGTCTTCCGACTTTTCCTCGGGTTTGTCAGTCTTGACCGGCTCTTCCTTCTCTTCGGATTCAGACTTTTGGACTTCGGTCTGTTCCGTGCCTTGGGCTTCCGGTTTTGTATCTTCGGGCTGCTTCGCCGCTTCTTCGTTAGGTTGTCCAGACGCTTCCGCTTCTGCTTTGTGCTTTTTCTCGAGATACTCTAAGGCTTCCTGTGTGCTCACCATAAGTGATACTCCAAATAGGCGGTTTTAAACTTTGTATGCGCCACGGCCTATTCGTGGCGCTTTGTTCGGAATAAGTAGTATGTACTAGAACTTTGTCTTAATCTTCTTGTAGTTCATCATCTTTCCAACATATTCGATGTTGCCAGATTTCAGTCTACGGGTCTTCATTCGGTTGCGCTTAGCAAAGGTCTTATTGAAGTATTCACCTATGGAACCTTGGAGAATCAGCTTCTCTACACGCTTTGCCGTAGTCGCAACTGAGCCTCCGGCCGGGTACCAGTACTGTTTACCGCTCCCGCCTTGGAACTGAATGAAGACTCCACCCGCATAAGGCGTAATCTGTCTGATGGCTGAGGAAGAACCGCCCGGCCCCCCAAATCGGGGGGTAACGTCTTCATTCCAGTATTCCGGAAGTTCCTTCAGCTTCCGTTCAGCCATCCGCCTTGCGGCGAGAAGATTCTTCGGGCCGTTGGGCAAGCCGATAAGCGATTGCATTTCTGCGAATATCTTGTCGCGCTGTGCTTCGGTCTGGCGCCTAGCCGTACGCCTGTGGAACATATCGTTCGCAAGCTTTACGTTGTGGTAACCCGCCGGAACCTTGGCGATATCAAACTTTATAGGCATCGACTACCTCCCAAAAGCGGCATCGACTCCATCGCTTGCACCCTGCGCATAACCGGCGTCTTCGCCTTGGGCGTAAGCCTGCTGCTCAGCACCGGCCTGTTTCATCGCGTCGAGAACTACCTTGTCTGTATCGTTCTGAGCCTTGGCCTGATTCTTCTGAGCCTCAACCATAAGCTTCTGTGAATCTATCTGCAACTGAGCCGCATCCACAGCGCCGTCCTTTTCAAGCTTGGCCGTTTCAAGGGCCATCTTGTCGCGTTCGGCTATGTTAAATTTTTGCCAGTCTAACATACGGTCTTCACGGGCCTGAACAGCGTCAATCTGCATCATCTGGAGCTGGTCTTCAAGTTCCTTGTTCTTGGCAATCTGTTCGTCAAGCATCATCTGCTGCTGTTCCATCACTGCCTTCATTTGTTCGAGAGTATGGACAGCCTGACCGTCCATTTCGCTTTCTTCGTCAAGGAACTGGATGCTAGGCGGCAAGTTGGCAATCATATTGTTGACCATATCTTCGCCGATATCGTCTTCGAGAGTCTTGGCAAAGTAAACGGCAAGAACCGGCTTCATTTCATCAGGGCAAATGCTTCCAAGCGCCGTCAGTTCCTGACGGGCCTTCATTTGTCTGGTAATCACGGCCGGGCCGTTCTCAAGCGTGAACTGCAAGTCAGCACCGCCGTTGAGCATTTCGATGAATATCTTGGACAGAACCTGGGAAGCGGTGAAGCAGTGGTTAAAGTACTGGGCTGTATTTGATTCCTTTGAAACCTGCTGGCGCATAATTTCAGTTGCCGTCTTTTCCGGGCTGGAATCCGGAATACCGGTCAGCGGAATACCGACAACGTCCTCCATAAGCGTACGGGTGGTCTGAATGACCGCCTGCAAGTCGCCCGTCTGGAACTGTTCCACCAACGGCTTCGGCTCTACTTCACCCTTCCAAGAAACCGCCATCGCGTCTTCCTTGTCGCAAGCCTGAACCTGTTTTTCAAGCCCGTCGAATGCGCCGATATGCGCAAGATAGGAAGCCTTGACACTTCTGCCGCATCTTTCGATAAGGGTCGAGTAAGCCTGGTTGGCGCCTAGCTCAAGGTCGAGAGTTTGTCTGATGATACCGTCGTAGTTAATCTGGTCTTTCTCGTAGATTTCATTTCCGGCAAGACGGATAATCGGAATGTACTTTATCGGCAACAGTGCATCTTGAACAACCGCATTACCAACAATCTTGTAGAAGTGGACACCCTCGTTTTCCTTTACATAGTAAGAAATGACGGCAAGCTGGTCAGTTGCACAGCCCCACTGATTCATTTGTCCGAAGTTGATGATGGTCGGTGTTGCCGGGTAATCAAACGGGGCAACGTCATCGCCGTAAAGACGCTTGGCCTTCTTTAGCCCGATGTAGTTGACGATGGCGCCTTCCTCAGCATCGCTTCCGGAAACGGTCGTGATGTTCGGGTCAAGCGCAACAGACTGCAACTGCTTCACGGATTCGAGAATGATTCGCGGCTCGCCCGTGAACTCGTCTACATCCGTACTTACTACAAGGAAACCGTAGCCGGTCAAGACGCATTTGCGGAATGCGTCAATCAACGCGCTCTTCACGTCGTTGCTTGCCTCAAGCTCGTCTATCGCTTCCTGGATAGCCTTGAACTCCTGGGTACGGTCTTTGAGTT